AGTCTAGCGGGATCCCAGCTCCCCAGAACCCGGTGACTTTTTTGGTTTTTGTGTTTAACACTACGCCACCTCCTCACTTAAAATTTCATCTATTGTTGTATGATTTTCATGCGGTTTGTTTTTTACACTTCTTAACTCATAAATATATTCATGGTTTATGTAGTCGTATTTTTTGTAAACATATAAATGTTTTTTGCTTTTACCGAACTTCTTAATAAGTTCTTCTCTTGTGTAATCTTTATAAGCCATCACGCCACCTCCTTTTCAAAATCTGTTGCTTCTAATTCCCACGGACCACAATGTTCAGTCTTGCTCACATAGTAGCTCACTAAATACTTGTCGTATTCATAAGTTTTGTCAGCATCAATCTTACCAATTTGGTAGTAAAGATCTTTTGTCCATGTGGTGTTTGTTTCAGCATCATAAACCTTGTTGCCAACCTCTACCCAAGCATGTCCAAACTTCTTACCCTTTGTATCAGCACCTTGTCCAACAACATGACCATGAACAATTACAGCATCAAGTCCACTCTTTTGTAGATCCATAAACTTATGAATCGCGTTTTCATAACAGTTGCCTTTTACCATTACGCTACCTCCGCATATTGAGCCAAAGTTTTTTCTGGTTCCCACCAAGCATCTCTTTCGATCTTTAAACCAAAAGGTAAATCAAGATC